CGGCCTACCTGGCTGCCGTTGGCCCTGTCGCCCTAGACCCCGAGGGCAACGCGATCCGCGCCCCCGGTGCCTACAGCTCAGCCGAGGCCACCACCAAGTACCGGGCAATCCTGCGGGACGCCCAGCAGTTCCTGCCGCCGGAGGAGATCGCAGCCTGGCAGCGGCGGTTCACCACCGATCTAGTCGAGGCCCTTGCCGTTGGTGGTGAGGCTGCAGCAGCCCTGCAAACCATCGTGACCGGTGCCACTGCCCAGTTCGCCGGGGCCAACCCTCTGGCCGTCCGTGCTGCTACCCAGGCCGCAACCGCCTTCATGGAGGGCGAAGCGGCTCGGTTCCGCGATCAGATCGCCCAGATCGTCAGCGAGGGGGTGGCCCGTGGCTGGGGCTCCAAGCGGCTGGAGCGGCAGATCGTGGGGGCCCTGGAGGGCACGACCGACGCAGCAGGCAAGACCGCCCGGATGGGGCTAAGGCAGCGGGCTGAGGTGATTGCCCGATCAGAGCTGGCCAATGCCTACGTCAAGGGTGCCATTGACCACAACCTGGCCGAGGGGTTCGCCTATATCCGCTGGGTTGCCGCCACTGATGAGCGGGCCTGCCGGTGGTGCCTCAGTCGCCATGGGCGGATCTTCCCGGCAGATCAGGTGGTGATCCCTGCCCACCCGCAATGCCGCTGCACACCAGTTCCGCTGCCAGCCGATGAGGTGCAGGAGGAGGATCCGGTGATCAGGGACACCCTGCTGGATGGGGACTTCTGGCGGGAGGAGCAGGATGCAGGGGTGAGGGCCCTGGCCAAGGCCGAGGGGATCAGCGAGGAACGAGCGCGGCAGGTGCTGGCCCAGGCACTGCGGGCCCCCACCGCAAGCGAGCGATACCTGTTCCCCGACCGCAAGGGCAGTGTGCCCCCCTCCACGTCGCTGGATGCCCCGAAGGATGGGCGCACCTTCAGCGAGGCGGTGGGGCAGTTGGCGGTGAACCGGGCGGCAGCTCGGCGTTAAAGGGGTGCCGGAGGTGACATCGGCCCCTGCGCTGAACAAGGACCCTCCGGCTCGCCCATCCTAAGCCGCTGCAGTTTCCTAAGGCAACTGGCAAGCTAGGGAAACGCAACACGCGCCATGCCCCTTGAACTACGGGCGTTTCTCACCCTGCACGCCACGGTCGGCGCTCGGGATGAGGAGGCCACCCGCCAGGTGCTGCGTGATGTGGCCCTGAACCTAGAGCGCAAAACCGCGCACAAGATCGTCACCATGCTGGAGCGGTCCATCAGCGTGGGCGCTCGCGTCTGGCTGCAGGGGCTGGCCTAAAACCATGTCAGAGCGCACCTTTCAGTGCAGGCGAAACAGTACCTGTAGGGCATGGATTGAGGAAAGCGCAATCGAGTGGCAGACCGAAGCGGGCAAGCGGCGCCCGTTTTGCCAGCCTGGCATGTGCCCCAATGGCAAGCGGTCGGATACATCTGAAGACCTGTTGGCGCTGCAGCTCGATGCCCGCAGGCTCAGGGCTGAGGTGAGGGATGCCAAGGCCTCGGCAGAGCGAGCCCTGGCCAAGCTGGAAACGGTGCAGGATGCCCTGACCACAGCCCTGGAGATCAGGGACATTTTCGACCAGGGCGCGATTGAGCCGCCGGGCAATCCAGAGAAGGAAGAGGCGGCACCGATCCTGATGATCAGCGACATTCACTGCGGGATGGTGGTCAAGGCGTCAGCGGTGAACGATCTCAATGAGTTTTCGCCTGACATTTTTGATGATCGGCTTGATGCGGTGTTCCGTAATGCCCTGAAGATCATCAACGGCCAGCGCAACACCATGTCCATCCGCGAAGGCGTGGTCTGGCTGGGAGGCGACATGATAGAGGGGGAGCTGCACAACGACGCCGTGCAGAACCAAACGCTGACCACCACGCAGCAGATCGTGCGGTGTCAGTTGGCCCTGGTGCGGGGCTTTGATTACCTGCTGGCTCACTCTGACCTAGAGCGGATCATGGTGCCCTGCAACGTGGGCAACCATGACCGGACCACCAAAAAGCAGCAGAGCAACGCTACAGAGAACAGCTTTGCCCATTTAATGTATCACAACCTGCGGCGCCACTACAGGGAGCAGCCGCGCCTGGTATGGCAGATCGCTGATGCTGATTGCCTCTACCTAGATGTGTATGACAAGCGGCTGCGGTTCTTTCATGGTGACTCGGTGAAATACAACGGCGGCGCTGCTGGTCCTCTGTGGAATGTGGACAAGCATGTAAAGAACCTCGATCAAAGCATCCCAGCCGACAACACCTTTCACGGCCACTTCCACACCCTCAGCTTTGGCAGGGCCACCGGCAACGGCAGCCTTCCCGGTTGCGCTCCTTATGGCCACCGGCAGGGTTACCGCCCCGAGCGTCCGCAGCAGGGGATGCGCTTCCTGCACAGCTCTATGGGTTTCGTTGGTTCATTCCCGGTCTTTACCGAGTAACACGTGTCCCATCGGATCGAAGGATCAGAACTTGTTTCCAAACGTGTCACCAAAAACAGCTTTCGGCGGGAAATCATCAACGGGTGGGACGGATCCTGCGCCTACTGCGGCTGCGAGCCCGAGAAACTGACGCTCGACCACGTGATCCCCAAGGCCAAGGGAGGCACAACGGAGCGATCCAACCTCGTCCCGGCTTGTGCTGGCTGCAACGTGTCCAAGAACCATTGCGACGTTTGGGCCTGGTATCACGCGCAGCCGTTCTTCTGCCCTACCAAGGCTGAAAAGATCAGGGGTTGGCTAGCACCGGAAACCTGAGCCAGATCGTGCGGCGCCATGGCCATCCCCATCCTCAACAACCTGTGGCGGATCACCCCGAAGGATGACCGTGAGTTGATCCGGGGTTATGCGGGCTGGCCTCTTTCGGTGTCCAACCTCACCGAGCTGACCGCGATCCTCAACCGGGTGGCGATCACCTCCACCGCCGCTGTCGTGCAGGTGCAGAAATGGATCGACGAAATCGAGACGCTGGAAAGCGACTGGGCGGATCAGGTGGAGAGCGGAACGGCGCACCTGGGCAATGCAGCGAGCTACGAAGGCCCCGCCCCTGGCAGCAGCCCGAGCCGCGACGACCTGAAAAAGAAGGCCGATGTTCTGGAGTGGGACACCACCCTGCTGCGGGTGAAGTACGAGAGCGGCGGCGCTGGTGGGACGGCAGGCGCCGCCCTCGGCGGTCGTTTGGTGGACTTAAAAGGGCGGATCTTCCAGACTCTGGGGATCGAGCCGGTCGCAGGAGGCGGCGGCGGCATGGCCATGCTGGTGCGTAGCTGATGGCCACCGACTTCGCCCCCTACGCCAACCTGCGGATGCTCTGGGCCCCGCCAGGGACGATCACCAACTTCCGTGCGGGGGTGCCTGCTGCTGGCCCTGCCGTGGTGGTTGAGGCGTTTGCCAAGGCACAAGGCCGCAGTGAGCAGGATCTACCGGGGGTGAAAGCAGGCTCGCTGATCCTGGAGGGCTACCTGACCCGCTGGGCGCTGCTGGGCAACGCGAGCTGGCTAGTGGCCGGTGCCTCTCTCACTTGGGATGAGACGGGCTACCGGCCCGCTGGGATGCTGCCGGGGGCCACCGGGCAAGCGGTGCTGACCAATCTGACGGTGCTGCCCACGTTGGGGGATGGCGCCGAGCAGGGGCAACTGCGCATCCTGGAGCTGAGCCAGCCCTTCGGGGTGGGCGGGATCGGGATTGAGCTTCGGGCGGCGCTAGGAGACAAGTTCAGAGCAGCCCTGTCCACTGCAATTTGAGCCATGAGCTTCCGAGTAGAAACCACGGTGACCGGCCCAGACCCAGGAGAACTCAATCAGACATTGGCCGGAATCGTACAAAACACTTTTCTTGAATTGATCGGGCGCTATCAGGCTTCTTTTAACAAGCAAGCCTGGTCCTGGCCACGGGAAACGCAAAGAAGGAAAAGTAAGCGAACCAAAATAACAGTTGGCAGCCCCCGTAACATCGTGAACCGTGGCACCCTACGGCAGTCTTTTAGTTATTCCTCACCTGATCCATTTACTTTGGACGCTGTTTGGAGCGCCGACTACGCCACAGCAGTTCACGAAGGAGCCAGGTTGCGCAATGGCACCATCCTTCCGGCAAGACCTTGGACTGATGCAGTCAGGGGCACCGTTGAAGCTCCCGGCATCACTCCGTATCCCCTCGGGAATCGGTTGCGCCTACGGATTCAGCGGGCGGTAGCAGGCCTGTAAGCCGGAAAGCTAAGCCGCAAGCCAGGCTGGCACCATGCCCCTCCCGTTCGTCACCGCCCCGGAAGTCAAGGTCGAGGATGTAGGGGACGAAAGCACGGGCATCCTGCAGTTTCCGGTGTTCAATTCCTTGCTGGCTGGGGAACGGATGCTGCTTGATGAGATCGACTACCAGTCCACGGTGAACGAGCAGACCCACCGGCTGGCCAGCATCATCCGCGAGGCGGACGACCTACCCGAGGCCACGGCCAACTTGGTGGCCGCCCGCCTGA